CCCGGTGGCAAGATCGTCACCGATCACGAATTGCTCGATAAGGACGAGGCGCGGCTTCGCAAGGTCTACCGGACGATCGGTGGCTGGCTGCACCGGATCGAAACGCTTCGCCGTCCCCGCGTCGTCGGGGAGCGCTGAGAGATGGTGGGGAACAGAATGGGCGCGCCGATCCGGTCTATGCCGGATGACTTCGCCGAATACGTCGACAAGCTGAGCTACAAGGAACTGCGTGTCCGCTACAAGACGGGCGCCGGGACTATTTCGCGTTGGAAGGGCGAGCTGACGGGCGCGCCGGTAATGCGTAGCCGCGCCCTGCCCGCTGACTTTATCGCCGCGGCTGGAACCCTGTCCCGCCCCGAACTGATGGCCCGCTATGCCGTTGGCGAGCGCCTGTTGCGCAAGTGGATCAACACGACCGGGGTCAATCCGCCGATCGCCAAGGTTACGTTCAAGGGTCGCAAGGCGCTCAAGCCCGCGCCTGAGGACTTCCGCGAGGTGGGACCAACCCTGACCATCAAGGGAATGCAGCGCCACTACCACGCGGCGAGCGAGACCGTACACCGCTGGTTGAAGGAAACTGGTGTAGTCCCTGCCGTCTATGTCGCGCCGCCGCGTGAGAAGACGAAGAAGGCCATCAACTGGATACTTCCCTACCGGGCCGCAGCGCCGAAGCGCTCCGACTACGGCCCGCACGATGAAGCCGCTGACATCCTACGTCGCCACTTCCCGACCTACCGCTGCGACGATCGCGGCCGGCAGAACTCCAAGGGTTTGTTCTGGCGCGTCGGCAATGCCGTGGTCGAGCCCGACGAACTGCTGACCAGGGCGCAGCGCTATCGGAGTAAGGCGGCATGAACCCGCGCAATATGATCGCCGAATGCCTGCGCGATGGGCGTCGTTGGGTTCGCAGCTTCCAGTACTTCAGGACCACTCTCGAATCAATGATCGAGGCTGGTGAAGTACACCGCGTCGCACCAGAAAACGGCACTGCTCGAAACATGGTCGAACTGACCGGGCGCGGATGGAAAGTCTATTTCGGCGAGAACCTGCTTGTCACCCGTCTCGACAACTTCGCTGAATTGCTCGCGATGGGGTTTGAGCCTGAGGACGCAGGCAAGGAACTGTTTCTGACAAAGGGGCAGATACGTGCGTCGATGCAGGAGATTGCCAAGCATCTTGGGGCTCAGGCGGCATGATCGCAAAGGCCCTCCGCAAGATCGAACAGGAACTCGCCGACGTCATCGCCAACGCGACCGACGAACAACCCATCGATCCGCATCAACTCAACATCATCGCACGAAAGATCGGCTCTCAGGCCGAAATGCTGGAACAGGGATTGGAAGTTTAAGTGGCAGGCAGCGTCAACAAGGTCATTATCGTCGGCAATCTCGGCGCCGATCCCGAGGTCCGCTCGTTCCAGAACGGCGGCAAGGTCGCAAACCTACGTATCGCCACCAGCGAAAGCTGGAAGGACAAGCAGTCCGGCGAGCGGAAGGAAAAAACCGAATGGCATACAGTTGCGATCTTCGGTGACGGCCTTGTCGGCGTGGCCGAGCGCTTCCTGAAAAAAGGGAGCAAGGTCTACGTCGAAGGCAAGCTCCAGACGCGCAAGTGGCAGGATCAATCGGGCGCCGATCGCTACAGTACCGAGGTCGTCTTGCAGGGGCCGGGTGCGGTCCTGACCATGCTCGACGGGGCTAAGCAGGGGGACAGAGGCGGGACTTCGGCAAGTAATCAGAGTGCACCAGCGCAGTCGCATGCCGATGAACTAGATGACGAGATACCTTTTTAATGCGTCGCGGGGGAAAGCTCAGCCCGTTTGACTGGCCTGCGCCACGAGACCGGATAAATAGAATCCCTCTTTTTTCATGGAGGGCCGCATGAATCACTATGCCCGCAAGCCGCAGCACGCTCCGGACAAGATGACCCGCGCGCACAACACGACTGCGGCTTTCATGAAGGTGACCATGGCACCGCTGCACACGCTGACCGACGCCATGCTCGAAAGCATTGCGAACAGTCACGCGACCGGGCGCGATCGTCCGGCGCTACTTACCGAGCTGCACGCGCGCTTGGCCGAACGCAAGCGGCGGGAGGCAACAGATGGCTGATGCCGATGTCATGACCTTCGCGGAGATGGAAAGCCCGCTGATCGCTGAGCCGTTGTTCTTTTGCGAGCCGGCCCCATCACCGGGGCCGGACCCGAAGTTATGGCCTGAGGAAGAACGCCAGGCGGCGTTCATCGCCTATCTGCTCAAGACGTCATCGAAGGTCACAGCGCGCGCCATCCGTAACGAGGGCAAGCGCGGCTTCAAAGAGCAGCGGTCGATGAAGCGCACCGGACTTCTCGCCGGCACCTTTGATACGGTCATATTCTGGGACTACCGAGACGCCACCAGTGACGATTGCCCCCGCTCGGTAGCGAGTATCGAGTTCAAGGGCTTCGACGCCAAGGGCCGACCCGGCAAGCTCTCGCAGCCTCAAATCGAATATGGAAACGACCTGTTCCGGAAGGGACATGCAGTCGGCTGCTTCTACACGGCGGCGGCGGCGCTTGACTTCCTAAGGCGGCTTGGAGCCCCGGTTCGCGGGAGGGTGACCGCATGAATAGCACGGCACTATACCGGCATTTCGCGGATGACGGCTCGCTTCTATACGTCGGGATCAGCTTGTCGTGGCCCACGCGCACTAAAGCGCATGCCAGAGGCTCCGCGTGGTTCAGTCAAGTCACCAGGGTGGAAATAGAACAGTTCGACACCCGCGAAGCCGCGCTTGCCGCCGAGCGCGATGCGATAAAACGCGAGTGCCCTAAATTTAACGTAATCCATAATGGGGCGGCAAAGAAAGCTGCCCGGTCACGCCCGAACCGCGGCGCTCACTGGCTACAGGATTGCGAAGGCGACACGCTGTTGGCGGCAATCAACGGTCCGAATGCGATAGTCGGGCCGGCATTGGTTTACCGCGAGAATGATATCTCCGTGATGATTGCCCACGGAGAGTACGGCACTGAAGGGCATTTGACCGAAGTGGTGCTCGGGGGACTTGCGCCCGAGGCACCTGACTGGGTTCCCGCCAATGTCTCGGTCATCTTGATGGGTAGGGCCGGCGACCTCACAATGGACCAGGCGAAAGATGCCCGCCGTGACATCATCCAAAAGCTGACTCTGCACCTTCATATCGTGGAGAGCTTCGACACCGATATCGCGTTGGCCGTGGCTTATGCCACTCGCTTCCCGAGCCAAAAATCACGTGAAATCCTTGACCAAGTAGCCGTTGAGCGGGGGTCGGTATGACCGATCAACGATCAGACCTCGCCACCGCCATGGCGACAGTCGCCACCAAGCTCCTTGGCGATCCTGTTGAGAAGCTGAAGGCCAAGGCCGACTGGCGTTACCGGGGCAAGGGCTCTCTGAGCATCGATGTCGTCAAGGGTACATGGTACGATTATGAGGCCGGCGAAGGCGGCGGCGTCATTGACCTCATTAGGCGCGAGAGGCGTTGCTCGATCGGTGAGGCACTGCGTTGGCTAGAGAACATAGGCGAGTATGTTACGCCAGTGCGACCTGTCGAGGAGCGCCCGGGTCGCTCGTTTTCGCTCCGCGATGCGGCTATGCGCATCTGGAAAGAAAGCATGGCGACCGCAGGAACACTCGCGGAGCGATACCTAACTGATCGCGGCCTAGCCCATGGCACGGCGGTTGCCGACATCCGCTTTCATCCACGCTGCGCGCTCGGCAAGGACGATTACGGCAATCAGCGCTTCGTTCCAGCTATGGTTTCGCTAGTGAGGGCCCCGGGCGACGGTTCCCCGGTTGGCATCCACCGGACGGAGTTGTCGTCCGATGGTCGAAAGATAGACCGGAAGATGCTCGGCCCCTGCCATGGTGGTGTAGTTATGCTCTCGGCGCATGACCCAGATACAGGCGTCGGCATCTGCGAGGGTATAGAAACCGGCTTGGCTGTGATCAAGATGGGTGGTGGCCCGGTATGGGCCTGCCTTTCCGCTGGCAGCCTTGGCAGCTTCCCGCTCTTGGGCGGGGTCCAGCGGCTCACCATTTTCGCGGACAACGACAAGGCCGGCATCGAGGCAGCGCAAAAGTGCGCGCGCCGATGGATCGGCATCGGCGTGGAGGTAGGTATCCAGGCCCCCAAAGCTCGCGGCGCAGACTTCGCGGACGCCCTTGTCGACCATGAACAAGGAGCGGTTGCATGAATACTGTGCCGCTCGGCAATATTGTACCCTTGGCCGCTCCTGCGGCGGAGGTCAGTGAAGACACCATCGCGCTCGCCTTTGCTGGCCAGTACGCGTCGACACTTCGCTTCGATCACGACGAGGGCCGCTGGTACGAATGGGACGGCATTCGTTGGTGCCCAGATCGGACCGCGCGCGGGTTCCACTACGCCCGTGAAATTGGGCGTCGGATGGGTGATGGTAAAAGGCAGATGTGCAAGGCTGCGGTAGCCGCTGGCGCCGAGCGGTTCTGCCGCTCTGATCCTACGTTGGCCGTGACCAAGGAATATTGGGACAGCGATCTATGGTTGCTCGGAACTCCCGGCGGCGTCGTGGATCTGACGACTGGCGATTTGCTGCCTTCCGATCCCCAGTATCGCATCACGAAAATTACCGCTGCAACCCCATCACCCGGCAAGCCGGAGCGATGGCTGACCTTTTTGCACGACACCACTGGCGGTGACCAGCAGGTCATCGACTTCCTCCAGGAATGGTGCGGCTACAGCCTAACTGGCGATACCCGAGAACAGTCCCTGCTCTTCGCGCACGGAGGCGGTGGCAACGGCAAGTCGGTATTCATCAACACGTTCACCAAGCTCATGGGAGACTATGCCATCACCGCGGCCATGGAGACATTCACTGCAGCCAAAGGAGAGCGTCATTCGACTGAGGTTGCGATGCTCGCGGGCGCGCGCCTGGTGACAGCTTCCGAGACCGAAGAGGGCAGGTCATGGGCGGAAGCTCGCATCAAGCAGCTCACTGGTGGTGACCCCATCACTGCGCGCTTCATGCGCAAGGATAATTTTACCTACAACCCACAGTTCAAACTCACCTTTATCGGCAACCATGAGCCAACCTTGCACAATGTCGATGAGGCGATGCGCAGACGTTTCCGCATCATCCCGTTTAACCGAAAGCCCACTAAGCCCGATCGGAAGCTAGAAGAGAAGCTGCGTGACGAGTGGCCGCAAATACTCGCATGGATGATTGACGGTGCCATCCGGTGGCAAGAACAGGGCCTATCTTACCCCGATGCCATGAAGGCCGCCACTGACGCTTATTTCGACGCTCAAGATGTGCTTGGGCAGTGGCTGAACGACTGTTGCGAGCGCGCCGGGTTTGAGGCTGGCGGCCGGCTTTTCGATAGCTGGAAGGCTTACGCCAAGGCCTCCGGTGAAGAGCCAGGCAGCCAGAAGGCATTCACCGGAGCGATGGAAAAGCGTGGCTTCAAGAAGTTTCGTGCCTCCGACACCAATCGCACCCGTTCGATCAACGGCATTTCGCTGAAAAAGCAGGCTTACGATCAGGATCAGGGGTTCCCGGTATGATGGTCTGGACACATTGGACACGTTTGGACGGGTTCTCCCGGTTCCCCTCATACGCGCGCGCCATGAGACTGATCCAGAATATGTGTCCAAACGTGTCCAATGTGTCCGAAAGGGTCTAGTCCCCATGATCTCCCGCCACGCACTCACCAGGGCGGTGGAGCGCATTCCCGGCATCACGACCGAGGACCAGGCGCGCACGCTCATCACCGAGGCACTCACCAAGTCGAGGGCGATCGAGTTTGGTGCCAAGTACGTGAAGCTCGGCACAGGACATCGCCTTGTCATGGAAGGCTCCAACGTCGTGACCGTGCTCGACCGCGATCACAGCATCTTCGCGCTGAGCAGGCTTGCCGAGGTGCGCAGGATCGAGCGGAAGGCTTTGGCATGAGGTGGTCTTGTCAAATATGGAATCAGTGGCTCCGCTGGCGTCTGCATCAGGCGCGCTATTTGTTTTGGTGCCTGCTGCATCCCTACATCAGTGTTACACCAACGGCTTCGACATGCGCTGGTTGGCGGCTTGAGCTGACGCGCTACGGCTTCATTTTGTGGTCGCCAGGGAAACCGCTCGTTCGTTGCGGTCGGCGCTCACACGTCTCTTGGCGGAAGCCTCAGCCGATAAACTTTGCGACATGGAGGGCACTGTGAGGGGTAGGCCGCCTGTCACCAGGGCGAGGGTGCTGTCCTATTGGGAGGACTATGGGCCTTGCCCGGTTATGCAGGTGGTTCGCGTCACTGGTGCCGAACGATCGCACGTAAAGCGCATTCTTCGGAATTTTGCCCCATGCACAGCGATTCCGGCTTGATGTATCGGAACGGACTATGAGCGGGGCTCTAACCGATAAGCAAGAAGCGTTCGCGCGTGAATACCTCGTCGACCTCAACGCGACGCAGGCGGCAATTCGTGCTGGGTATAGTCCGAAAACTGCCGAGCAGCAGGGCTACCAACTCCTTCAGAATACTTCAGTCGCCGACGCCGTGCAAAAAGCGATGGCAGAGCGGTCCCGGCGCACCGAAATCACAGCGGACATGGTGCTTCGAGAGTTGGCGAAGATCGGGTTCAGCGACATTCGCAAAGCCGTAAAATGGTATTCTCAGACCAATGTCGCCGCGATCGACACCGACGCGGATATGGAAGCGTTGGCTGACGAAGGCGCTCTTCGGTTTACCGTGGCCAATCAAGTTGAACTGATCTCGTCGGATGATATTGACGACGACACTGCCGCAGCAATCGCGGAAGTCTCGCTAAGCGGGACTGGGGCGCTCAAGATGAAGCTGCATGATAAGAAGGGCGCGTTAGTCGATATAGGCAAGCACCTCGGCATGTTCACCGATAAGGTCGATATGAACCTAACCGCCAAGATGCTACCCTACAGTGGGCCGGACGACTGCATTTGACCGAGCCTCGCACCCTTTCCCCGACGCAGCGCGCATTCGTCACCAGCGAGGCTTCATACCCGGCCTTTGTAGGAGGCTTCGGCAGCGGCAAAACCGCTGCGGCGATGGCGCGGGCGATGGACCTCAAAATCAAGTGCCGCGAGCAGAATGTAGCCTATTATTTGCCGACCTATCCGCTGATCAAGGACATCGCGTTCGAACGCTTCCCCGAGTTGTGCGAGCGCAAGGGCTGGGCGTTCAAGCTGAACCAGCAGGATAGCGAAATTCGCTTCCCCGGCGCCGGCAAGATCATCTTCCGTAACATGGAGCAGCCTGACCGCATCGTCGGCTATGAGGTCGCGCACAGCCTTGTCGACGAGATTGACATTCTCACGACCGACAAAGCGCGCGCAGCCTGGAACAAGATCATTGCGCGCAATCGGCAGAAGTGTGGAATGCCGAATACTGTCGGCGTCGCTACCACGCCTGAGGGCTTCAAGTTCGTCTATGAGCGTTGGAAGAAGGCGCCAGCGCCCGGTTACGTGCTGTTCCAAGCCAAGACCGAAGAGAACGCAGCGCACCTGCCGGTCGACTACATTCCGAATCTGCGCAACAGCTATCCTTCGAACCTCCTGCAAGCCTATCTCGACGGCGAGTTCGTCAACCTGACCGCCGGCTCGGTCTATGCCGAGTTCGATCGCGCGCTGAACACCTGCACCGAAACCATCCATGTCAGCGAGCCGCTGCACATCGGTATGGACTTCAACGTCGGCAACATGAGCGCGATCATATACGTGTTGCGCGATGGCGAGCCCCGCGCTGTCGACGAACTGACTGGCATCCTCGACACGCCAGCTATGATCGCTTCCATCAAGGCTCGCTATCCGGGTCACGCTATCCACGTCTATCCCGATGCGTCGGGCAACAATCGCAAGTCCAACAATGCCAGCGAATCCGATATCGCCCTGTTGCGCGCCGCCCGTTTCAACGTGCTGGTCGCGCCAGCTAACCCCGCGGTGAAAGACCGCGTGCTGTCGATGAACCAGATGATCCACAGCGAAGGCAAGCGCCGGCTGCTGGTGAATGTAGATAGCTGCCCCGGCTTCGTCGAATGCCTCGAAAAGCAGGCGTATGACAAGAACGGCGAGCCGGACAAATCAGGCGGGCTCGATCATCTGAACGATGCGGCAGGCTACTTCATCCATTATCGTTATCCCGTCCTCTCGCGCGTTGCGGGTCGCCGGGCCATCGCGGGGGCGTAATCATGGGCGTATCCACAACCCATCGGCAATACGACGAGTTTGAACCGCTCTGGAAGCGCTGCGCCGACGTCGTTGCAGGACAGCGTGCCGTGCACCGTGCTGGCGAGGATTACTTGCCCAAACTTCAGGGTGAGGAGCCCAAGGAATACACTGCGCGCAAGTGCCGGTCGGACTTCTTCGGGGCAACGTGGCGCACGATCGCCGGACTCACCGGCATGGCATTCCGCAAAGACCCGACTGTCGCAGTTCCCGCCGCGATCGAGCCGTTCCTGAAGAACATCGACCTCGCCGGCACATCGATGCTCACCATGGCTAAAAGGCTGGTGCAGGAGGTGCAGGAGGTGGGGCGTGTCGGTGTGCTGATCGATCACCCCGTCATGCCTGAGAACGTCACCGCGATCACCGTGGCGATTGCCGAGCAGCTCGGAATGCGCCCGACGATGAAGGTCTACCAGGCCAAGACGATCATCAACTGGCGCTACAAGCAGGTCGGCAATGCGACCGTGCTGTGCATGGTCGTGCTCAAAGAACAGGCCGAGGTCATCGATCCGAAAGACGAGTTCAAGGCCAAGTGCGAGGATCGTTACCGCGTGCTCGATCTGGACGAGGCAGGCTTCTACCGCCAGCGCGTCTACAAGTCGGAGAACGGCAAGGACGAGCAGATTGCTGAACTATATCCCGTGATGGCAGGCAAGAAGCTCGGCTATATCCCGTTCTTCATCGTCGGCGCCGAGGGTATTCAGATCGACTGCGACGAGCCGCCGCTGATCGATCTCGTCGACAAAAACATCGCGCACTATCAGGTTAATTCGGACTATCGGCACGGCGCGCATTACACAGCGCTGCCAACGCTGTTCCTTTCCGGCATGACCGAGGGTGACGACAAGCCCATCTACATCGGCGGCTCGGCTGCGATCACCTCGGCGCACCCCGACGCCAAAGGCATGTTTATCGAATACAGCGGCAGCGGACTGTCCGCGCTAGAGAATCAGCTTGACCGGCTTGAACGCCAGATGGCCGTCCTCGGTGCCCGCATGATCGCCGAGGAAACGAAGCAGGCCGAAACGCTGGGCGGCACGCAGATCAAGCGTGCTGGCGAGAACGCGTTGCTGGCGTCGATCGTCATTGCCGTTTCGGACGTCGTGGAGATGGCATTGACCGTGATGGCGCAATGGGTCGGTGCATCGGGCGAGATCATCTATCAGATAAACCGTGAATTCACGCCGGTCGGGATGGTGGCGCAAGACCTGATCGCGTATATGCAGCAGGTGCAGGCGGGCCTCATGAGCGAACAGGAATATTACGAGCTGCTCCAGCGCGGCGACGTGATCGATGGGCAAAAACCGTTCGACGAGCATCAGGAAGAGATTGACGCAAATCCGCCCGTTGCGCTGCCTGCGCCCGCACCCTCGAATGACCAGATCGCGGCATAGAGTGACCCCCCAAGGCTCCATTAACGGCGAGTACGGCTTCCCCATCGTGGATGCCAAAACCATCCGCATCACGATCGACGGTGACATGCCGCGCGGGGTTGCAGCTTGGGATTGCGATGCCGGCTGGGCTGATGTGCTGGACTACGATGAGAATGGTGCGCTGCGCTGGGCAGATCATGGGCGGTTCGTGACGCGACGGGTTGTCGGCAAGGTTGTGGTGCGGACGGTATGAGCAAGATTGATCCCTTAGAGATTGCTGACTCCTTCAATAACCTAGCTGTGATTTGGGGTAGCATGGCGAAGCACGCCGCCACGATCGCTCACGCCCGCCGCGTTCTTTATGACGCTTACCTAGCCGAAGGCTTTACTGACGGCCAAGCTCTAGAGCTTTGCAAAGTCCTGCACACATGAACGAAACCGAACTCACCGACGCGATCATTCGATCAGCACTAGAGCTTCAACGGCTCAGCCAGCACGAAGAAGCCCGCGCCGAAGCCATCCTGCGGGAGCTGGAAACGGAGCTACGCCAGCTTCTCAACAGTCGCACGCTTTCCGAAGCCAGCAAGCGCGATATCGAGGCTATCCTAGCCGATGCGAAGAACGCCATCTCGGGCAAATACACGAACATCGCTGGCATCCTCGACGTCGAGGGCATTGTGCAGCACGTCGCCGAACGCACGGTCGAGGCGATGAACAATGCGTCTCCGGGCTTGGCGTTCGGCCCGCCATCGGTCGAGACTATCCGGTCACTGTCGCGCGATATCCTGATCGAGGGCTCGCCCGCGTCGAAATGGTGGGCGCGACAAGCCGAGGACGCGACGTTCAAGTTCGCGGGTATCGTGCGCAAAGGCGCGCTCAACGGCGAGACCAATGAGCAGATCGTGCGGAAGGTGGTCGGTGACAACGGGTTGGTAGGCACCTCCCGCCGCAACGCCCGCGCGCTGGTGCACTCATCGATCATGACCGCGGCGAACAGGGCGCGGCTCGAAACCTTCCGCAAGAACGCAAAGTTTGCCGATGGAGTGCGCTGGCTCGCGACGCTGGATTCGCACACCTGCGCTCAGTGCGCCGCACTCGATGGGCAGGCCTGGGACTTCGACGGCAACCCGATCGAGGGCTCCAAGCTCGATTTCCAGATGCCGCCAGCGCATTGGGCCTGCCGCTGCATCGCCACATTGGTCCCCGGCCGGTCAGCGCTGGACGAAGTATTCCCCGGTCTCGCCGACAAGTTTGCCGCCATGCGCGACCGTGCATCCGCGAACGGCCCGGTCAAGGTCGGCATGTCCGACTGGCTGAAACGCAACCCGGCAGCAGCCGAAGAAATCCTCGGCAAAAAACGCGTTGGCCTGTTCCTCAACGGCAAACTCACGCTGACCGATCTCGTAACCAAGGGCGGGCGCGAAAAGACGCTCGCCGAACTTAACGCTCGATAGAAGGGAAATTATCATGGCAGACGAACCGAAATTCACGCAGGCCGACATCGACGCTGCTGTTGCGAAGGCGAATGAGCGGCACGACGACGACGTTGCCGGGCTCAAGAAGAAGGTCGACGACCTGATCGCCGACAACAAGAAGCTCAAGCGGGGCGCCGAGATCAAGCCCGAAGACCTCGCCGACGCCGAAGCCCGTGCCGACAAGGCCGAGGCGCGCATTGCCGAGCTGGACAAGTCGGTCAAAACCCTGACCAGCGAACGCGACAAGGCCGTTAAGGCGCTGGAAACCGAGCAGGGCGCCGGCCGCAACTATGCGCTCGACGCTGAGATCAACGGCGCCATCGCCGCGGGCAATGTTGTCCCCGCCCTGGTTCCCGCGCTCCGGGCCATGCTGCGCGAAGACGCGAAGGCCGAACTGGTCGACGGCAAGTATTCGGTCATGATCGGTGAAAAGCCCGCTGGTGAGCACGTCAAGAGCTTCCTCGATAGTGAGGACGGCAAGGCATACCGCGCGGCCATGATAAACGGCGGCGGCGGCGCTCCTGGCGGCGGTGGACAGGGCGGCGGCAAGTCCATGACGCGCTCCGCGTTCTCCGGGCTAGATGCCGCAGCCAAGTCGGCGTTCGCCAAGGAGGGTGGGACGCTCGTTGACGACGCTGCCTGACCGATTGTGATTCAAGAGGGGTAGGAATCGCAACACCTACCCCTTGACAATTCCAAGACTATGTAAGATTGTTGTGCATCGGAGGCGACTAGGTCGCGCTCCACTCCCGGCTAGGCCGGACCCGCGTATAGTTGGCCAGGCCGACTGCGGTTCCCCAAACCCTAGTCGGAGTGCGCCCCATGGCGAACACAATCACCAATCTCATTCCTGACCTGTACAACGCGCTTGACGTCGTGTCGCGCGAACTGGTCGGCCTCATTCCCGCTGTTACGACCGACATGACCTACGAGCGCGCTGCCGTTGGGCAGACCGTCCGCTCGCCGGTCGCACCCGCTTCGACGGCCGGTGACATCACGCCCGGCGTCACCCCACCCGATGACGGTGATCAGACCATCGGCAACGTCTCGATGACGATCACCAAGGCTCGCCGCGTTCCGGTGCGCTGGAACGGCGAACAGTCGCTGGGCCTCAACAACAACGGTCCTGGCCGTGCGAACATCATGCGCGACCAGTTCGCGCAGGCCCTGCGCACGCTGACCAACGAGGTCGAAGCCGATCTCGCCGCGCTGCATGTCTATGCCTCGCGCGCCTACGGCACTGCGGCAACCACGCCGTTCGGCACTGCCGGCGACTTCACCGACGCGACCAATGCCCTGAAAATCCTGAAGGACAACGGCGCGCCGCAGAGCGACCTGCACCTGATCATCGACACCACGGCCGGCGCCAAGCTGCTCGGCCTACAGTCGCGCTACGACATCGCTGGCGACACGCGGATGCAGAATCAGGGCATCATCGTGAACAAGGCCGGTTGGGATATCCGCGAATCCGCGGCGATCGTCACCAGCACCGCGGGCACCGCGGCATCGGCGACCACCAACAACGCGGGCTATGCGGTCGGCGCCACCGTGATCACCCTCGCTTCGGCGGGCACTGGCACCCTCGTTGCCGGCGACGTCATCACGTTCGCGGGCGACACCAACAAGTATGTCGTCACCTCGGGCGATACCGATGTCTCGAACGGCGGCACCATCACCCTCGCCGCTCCGGGTCTGCGCGTTGCCATGTCGGCCGCGACGAAGGCGATCACCGTGGTTGCCGCAGCGGCCCGCAACATGGCGTTCTCCCGCAACGCTATCGCGCTCGCCACCCGCGCCCCTGCCCTGCCGGAAGAAGGCGATCTGGCCGTCGACCGCGAGATCATCACCGACCCGCGTTCGGGGCTCAGCTTCGAGGTCTCGCAGTACATGCAGTACCGGCAGGTCCAGTACGAAATCGCGCTGGCCTGGGGCGTCAAGGTCGTGAAGCCCGAGCATCTTGCTCTCCTTCTCGGCTGATAGTTTGGGCGGGGCTTAGCGGTCCCGCCCACCTCCTCGACAGGAGCGGACCAATGGACCTCTGCAAGACGATCAAAGTGAAGCCCTGGGGCAAGGATCAAGGCGCATTCGTCGAGATCAACGAAGAAGACTTCGACGAGAAGGAGCACGAGAAGTTTGTCGATCCGCTCGACCATGACGGCGACGGGAAGAAGGGCGGCGTCAAAAAGCCGGCTGCTGAATGAGCGTTCCCCCTCGCTCCTCGTACCGTCTCGCCAAGGGCAAGACTCTGACCGTCACCCCCGGCATCGGAGTTGTTTTCGTTCGCGCCACTGACGGCGGCATCTCGGGCGTCATTACAGTCGCCACCACTTACGGCCCGTACATGGTTGAGCGCGAGTTCACCGTCGATGGAGACGCGACGGCGGTCTTGGCGGACGATACGCTCGGTATGGCCGGTCGCGGCATCGCCCCGAACTCCTTTAACTCCGCTGCCGGCAACATCGCGACCCGCATTGTCAGCGGGCGGATGGAGACGGTCACGACGATGGCCTCGACGACGACGTTTGAGCTGCTGCTCGCTGTCGCCGCTCCCTTCGATGCCGTCCGGCTTGTTTTGGCTGCCGGCTATGATGCGACAGCGACCACGCCATCAGGCGTCATCCTCGGTGCCGCGGCAGTCCCCACGACGGTGCCGGCGGATATCAACGCCGCGACCTGGGTGCAGGACGGGACGACGGTTACGCTTCCCCCTGGCACAGCAGCAACACGCCGCGCTTTCCGGTTCTCCAACTGGCTGCGTGTTGCTTCCGTTCCGCGCACGGATGGCGGCACACTCCCGCTGGTTTGCCTGCGCGCCTATTTTCCGACCGGCACGATCGTCACTTCGGGCGCGGCAGCGGGTGCTGACAGCTTCACGAATTGGGCGACCCACGCGAGCGGGCGCATCTTCCGTATGCGGCAACAGACCGTCAATGGTGTCGGCACGCCCACCGACTTTGTGACCGTCACCGACCGCAGCACCAGTCCCATTGTCGGGGTGCAGTATATCTCGCGCGGCAAGGTCTATTCCATCGCCGGCTTCGGCGACAGCATCACCGAGGGACGCGGCACCTATCTCAACGAAGGCTGGGGCTTCCCCGCCGCTGTGCAGCTCTCGACCGACTTCGGCATCCCGTTCGAATGGTCGGACATGGCATGGTCCGGCGTAAGTTATCCGCGCATTGCGGACCACGTTGCCGATGCGATCACAACGGCCGGGCTCAGGTTCGACGCAGCGTTCCTGCCGGTAGCTACGCCGAACAGCCTTTCGACGACTATCGTCGATGCGGACATCACCACCAACCGCACCTATCGGGCGCAGGCGGTGGCAGCGCTTGCGGCGGCAGGCGTCCCCATCCTCCCGTGGACCGTCCTGCCGGTCAATCCGGTGGTGAAGGACTTCGGCTCATCCGACAGCAAGCGCACCGCCTACAACGCGGAATGGCGCGCGCTGGTCAGCAAAGGCGTGGTTCTTGCGGACTTCGACAGCAAGTTGGCCGGCGTTACCGATGGTGACGGGCAGGTTAACCTGCTGGTCGGCGCGACCGCAGATGGCATCCACCCGAACGACACCGGCAACGCGCTGCTCTCGCCTCTCGCAGTCAATGCCGTGAAGCGCATCCTATCGCCCGAAGCGGGCACGTTGATCACGGCATGACCCTCATCACCGAAGACGGCACCGGCCTCGCGAACGCAGAAAGCTACATCTCCGTAGCCGACGCCGACGCGCGCCACGCCGCCCTCGGTAACACCGCTTGGGCATCGCTCAGCACCGCGGCAAAAGAGCAGGCGCTCCGCAAGGCCGCGGCCTATATGACGCAGCGGTTCCGCCAACGCTGGAAAGGTACGCGGCTCCTGCGCGCGCAGGCCCTCGACTGGCCGCGTTATGGCGTCTGCCTCGATAGCTATCCGGTCGATACCGACGTCGTCCCCACCGATATCGCCAACGCCTGCGCAGACCTGGCGCTGAAGGCATCGACCGAGACGCTGAACGCCGATCTCGAACGCGGCATCGTGCGTGAGAAGGTCGGTCCGCTCGAAACCGAATACGACCCGTATTCCTCGCAGGCCAAGCGCTATCCCGCGATCGACGGGATGCTGAGCCCCTACCTTTCGGGGGGCGGCATGGCCCGCTTGATTCGCGCGTGACCGTCGCCCAGCGCTCCCGAGCCGCTGACATGATCGAGCGTAAAGGGCAGATAGTCACCCTGACGCGTCGTGCGCCCGGTGCCTACAATCCCGCCACCGGCACCGCATCGGTCACCACGACGACCCAGCAGGCCAGTGCGGTCATTCTCCCGTTCTCTCAGGGCATCCGCAAGGCGTCCGGCACCGATGTGCTGGCGACCGATCGCTGGTGCATCCTGTCAGGCCTGACGATCGATGGCGCAGCCCTTTCCCCGCCTGTCGTCAACGACACGCTGACGGATGCGTCGAATGATATCTGGACGATCACCGAAGTCTCGCCGCTCACCCCGGCCGGGCTCGATATCATCTACGAACTGACGATCCGGGGGGCTGGCGTATGACCTTCGCCCTCGACCTCCAGAAGTTCGCGGAAAAGGCGGGCAAGCGCGCTGATATCGTCGTCGGGCAGACGGTCGCGCAACTCGCCGCCACGGTCGACTTCCGCTCGCCTGTTGGCGACGCCAAGTATTGGAAGCATCCCGCGCCCAAGGGCTATGTCGGCGGCCGGTTCCGTGCCAATTGGAACCTCGGTATCGGCGCGATCGATCTGAGCGTGACAAGCGCCGTCGACACTTCGGGGAAGTCGCCTGACCGCGGTGGCAACACCACCGGCACGATCATCGCGCAGATCCCCGAAGAAGCCTCGGGCAAGGTCTACTACCTCTCGAACAGCCTGCCCTATGCGCAGCGGCTTGAGGATGGTTGGTCGCGTCAGGCCCCACAGGGCATCCTCGCGCGCACGGCTGCGGAGTTTCAGTCGACTGTCGATGAAGCGGTGGCCGAAGCCAAGAGGCAGGCACCATGACCGCGCCCCTCATCCGCGCCGCTCTCGAAACCGCGCTCGCCGCGATGTCGCCCGCTCTCAGCTCGGCATGGGAGAACGACGTCTTCACTCCCACTGTCGGCACGCCGTGGCAGCGCATCGACCTGATGCACGCCGACCCGCGTCCGATGGAGCAGGGCGGCAAGCTGCACGAAGAACGCGGCATCATGCAGGTATCGCTGTTCTATCCGTTGAACACTGGCCCCGGCGCCGCAGAGACCCGCGCTGAGCTGATCCGCTCAACCTTCAAGCACGGCGCGCTCTTCACCGCATCGGGCGTCACCGTGACGATCAGCAACACGCCCTCGATTTTTCCGCTCGATGACCCGGCATGGTTTGGCCTGGCTGTCCGCGTTCCCTTTTACGCCCAAATTTGGAGGACATAAGTCATGACCGTAAGTCAGGGCATCAACATCACGC